CTATCTAGGTTCGGAACAAACCTTAGTAAATAGCCGTAACCTCTATCTAATGTTTTAATAATATTAGACAAGTATGTGGTGTTCCTAGAAATTCAGTCATTTATGACTGGGTAATTCACAATTATAATATAGAGGCAACGAGGTGATAAAATGGCACTAGTAACAGTTAATAATATGATGGACCAAATTCATGCAGATGATGAAGAGCAACCATTTATTGCACTCATTACTCAAAATGCAATTTCAGCAATTAGTGTTGCAGTTGGACAAAGTTTTGATTCATTGACACCTGACGAGCAGAATATTTTTAACTCAGCAGTTTTAATTTTGGGTGGGAAAATGTATACTAATCGTGACGACACTGCAACTGAACAACAAATTTCAATGTTGGACAATATTATTTCATTAATTCGAGTTCCACAAATTGGTATTTTAGGTGGAACAAATGACAGCATTTCAATCTCAACTTCATCAAGTTCAAATTCATCTAGCGACACAAATATTGCAAATAATGATGGTGCGAATTATGGGGGAGATGACGAGAACTAATGGCAAATTCAGTTAAATTATGGCGTTATAACAAAACGTGTGAATTTGGACATTTTGGTTTAGTTCAAAATCCAAATGGAACGTATAGTGAAAATGACGATTCATTTATTTGTGATTATAAACGCAAGTGCGCAGATTATTATATTACACCAAATATGGTTCAGGATTTAGAAGGTTTGCAAATTAAAGACACAATAGCGATTGCTGTTAAGCAATTGCGAGATGATCCTTTGACTTCTCCACAATCATATGGATTATATGTTCGTTATCGTGGAAATTTGTACACTGTTGAATCTGTTAAATTCAATACAACTAAATTAGTAGGCCAAATGATTTTTGTTCTTGAAAAAACTGATAAATTAACATAGGAATGTGATAATTATGGATAATGATAATAGTCATATTGAAGGTGTCGATGATTTATTAAAAAATTTACGAAATCAAGTTGTATTAACTCGTAATGAAGCTGCAGATATAATTGAACCTGGCATAAAAAAGGTTGAACAAGCTCTTCGAGATAACACTCCATATGATGAAAATTCAAAAACACAATATATTTATGGTGATGTATATAACCATATGCGAGACGGTATTACTCATAAGAAAGGTCAATTTGCCGATGGTTCAAGTGATGTTGGTTTTGATAAAACTACTTGGAAAGTTGCAAATTGGGTTGACCATGGCACTTATCGTCAACAAGGACAATTTTTTGTTGAAAAAACGTACGATGAGCTAAATACAGGAGCAATTTTTTCAGCTATGGCTGATAAAGCTCGACAAACTTTAGATAAAAAGCTCAAGGGGTGAGTTAAAAAATGTTATCAAAACAAGTTTCTGATGTGCTTTTGAGTTCAAATATCCCTGGAATTTCTGAAAGTTGTTTGGTTTTCACTGGAAAAATTCCTAAAGGACTTCAAACAGCACTTCCTGCAAATAAAATTGTTATTTTAATACAGGATATAGCAAATTCTCCGGACCATCATGGTTCAGATTTTGCCATTAGCAAAGGACAAACAGTTCAACTACAAATTTTTTATCCATCTAAATTTTCTGAAAATAATATGGAAATTAGTAAAAGTTTGAACATTGAAAATAATGATGTTGAACTCTTTGAGAACGAAATTATTAAGGCTTTGAATGAAAAAGATATTAAGTGGTCATTTGGAAGTGGATGTTTAGTTGATCCTGATACGAACCAACTTTATTCCACTTTTCACTTTAATATAAACAAGATTTTATAATAGGAGGAAAAAAATATGTTAACAATTGGATTTAAAAAAGCATACTTCGGTTTAATCGATGACGATACTGATATGCTCACTGGTACTCAACCAAGCGACCCAGCTGCAATTCCTGGTGCAAAGAATGGTATTTATGAAATGAATGCTGGTTCCGTACTTGGTGTTTTGAGTGCTGCAATTACTGGTTTAGCCCCAACAACAAATAAGATTTATGGTTCTGATGTACAGGTAGATATTTCAGGACAAGGTACAGGTAACGTTTCTGTTACGTTTGCTGCCAATGATATTCCAATGGATGTTGAAGGTATTATCACTGGATATAAGAAGAATGAAATGGGCGGTTGGTATCTTGATGATACTTCACGTTCTCCATTTGGTGCCCTTGATTTAGTTTCAACAAACCGTCAAGGTCAACCAATTCATATCGCATTCTTGAAGGGTCGATTTGCTCCAGCTGAAAAAACTTTGACGTCAAACAATGACTCTCCACAGTGGGCAACTGATTCATTAACGTTCTCAGCAATTTCACGGAATAACACTGATTTACGTGCAGTGACGCGTTATATTGAAGATGGTACTACTATCAAGTTAGATGATATTCTTAAGGATGTATTTATGGGTTACACTCCAACTACTGGCTCAACTACTGGCTCAACGCCATCACCATCACACTAGTTAATAGAAACATTTCTCAATGATGGCAAACGAGTTAAAAAGCAATAAGAGATATTTTCAATCTCTTTTGCTATTACATAATAAAAATTAAGGGAGATTATTAATTATGAAAATTACAATTGAAGAATTAGATGTTAAGGATGCTGAGGTTGGTCGCAAAATCAAGTATTTGAAAAAGACCTATATTATTCGTGATATGATTAAGAAAATTGCTGATTATGAACAAGCAATGTTTGCACGAGTTGGGTCAGATAATGAACCAACGCCAGAAGAATTAATGGATTTTTCTTTAAAGGATTCAAAAGATACTGTGAAATTAGTTGAAAATATTGCCGAATTTATTGCTGGTGTATTGGACAAAAAGCAAACAAAGGCTTTCAATGAAAAGATTGATAATTTAGAAATTGAAACTTTAATTGGAATTTTTGAACAATTATCAACGGCAATCCAAATTGGTGATATTGAATTAAATGCAGATTCCGTTGCTGAGGCCGAATCGGGAAAAGCGTAGAGCCGCAGGACGTTTTAGAAGATTTGTATTTGTTGCAGAAACACATGATGCAACAAGGAATGTCGGCTGAAGCTTTTAACAATCAAGATTATGTTGAAGTTATGCATGCTCTTGCGGCTCGCGAAGAAAAAGATAGACCTAAATCACTGGAAGATGCTTTCTTCTAATTAATAATTTATGGAGGTGTACAGTACAATGGCTTCAGAAAAAGCGATTGGGAACCTTGTTGTTCATATGGGACTTGATGATGCTCAAATGCGTCCAACTCTTAAGAATATCGAGCAAGGTATTAAAGCTGTAGATTCTGCTTGGAAAGCAACTTATCAATCACAAAAGCGTGTTGGTGATGATTTAGGTGCCGCAAAAACTAAGTATGATGGCTTAAATGAAAAACTTGAGAAACAAAAACTGTTATTAGCTCAACAGCAGGATATTCTAAAACAAACAGGTACACGAACTAAAGAAAATGCATTTGATTATGATAGAATGACGACAGCGATTGGCAAATCGCAAGCTAAAGTTGAGCGTTTTACAGCACAATTAAAGGCACAACGTGAACAATATTCATTTCTAAAGACAGGTATTCCCGAATTAAACAAACAACTTAAGCAGCAACAAGAGACAACTCAAGCTACTTCTCGAGCTTTTGAAGATCAGGGAAAACATATTAAGGCATTAGAGGCTACCCAAAAAGGGTATAAATCTCAGATGTCAACTTTAAATACGATTATTGAAAAACAGGTTGGATTGCTTCACTCAATGAATAAAGATAGTGATTCGGATGGGTATCATGCTCAACAAATTCGTATTGCTAATTTACGGCATGAAATGAACAATCTTTCTAAATCTTATAATATGATGAATGGTAAAATTACGCATCAAAAAGAAGCTGAGCAAAATGCTGGCCACACTATTGATGATTTACGTTCAAAATATCAAAAGGCAAAAGAAACAACTGATGTTTATACAAGTTCATTGGTAAAACAGGGTCGAAATTATGATGCAATCGTTGCCCGTCAAAAAGGTTTAAAAAATCAAACTCAAATTCTTATTGAATTAGTTGGAAAAGAACAGCAAAAATTCCAAGGAATGAATAAAGAGCTTGATAGCGACGCTTATCATAAACAAGAAATGCATGTTATTCAACTTAAAGATAAATTGCGCAATCTTAATGGGCAATTAACTAACACCACTAAAAATATACACAAAATGAATGTAAATCCATTTAAGCGCATTGGAAGTGGCGCTAGAGAAGCAGCAAAAAGCACTAAAGAAATGGGAATTACTACACATAAATTATTATTTGCTAATTTAGCTAGTAATGCAATTTCATCTGCTTGGATGGGGATTACTTCTCGTATTCATGAGGCAAC